GTCACCTTCAGTCGCGATTCCCAGCGAGCCAGGGCTTTTGCAGTGGCCGCAATAATCCGTAACCGGGTCAGATCGTCACGAGGCGCATCTGCCAAATCCGGCAACTCACTGCCGTAATCGCGAACTAATACACGACTGCCTATTGGCGTGGTCAGGATGTCGCTGCACGACTGGCGCAGATGCGCCGAACCCGACAGGCGTTTGCCCGTCCGGATGTTTACACCGTTCATGAGAGTTATCCGTTGAAAGAGGCTGTCTGGAGGGTTAACCGAAATAGGCCGGCCCGGTTTTATCCGTGCTGCCCTTTTTGCCTTTCTTGCCTTTGGCGTTGATGTTAACCACCAGGTTATAAGTGAAACTCAGGCCTGATGAGGTCAGTGAGAAAACAAGCGATTCCACCAGCCAGGAGCGATCCTCTCTGGAACCAAATCCGGACGTCGTAACACCAGACTCAGCCGTTAAAGCAATGTGTCTGGGACGGCATGGGCCAGTGAGCATCATTTTTTGTTCGTTACGCTGTGCCTGCGTTTTGCGGGCTTTGGCCTGCTGGTCAGCAATGGATTTTCCAGATTGGGTATAGGGATTGGTGATTGACGGTCCATCATGATCAACTGTGGTGGTTTTCGTCCTGCCATCAGCTTCGTCGTAATAGCGCACCCCGACTTTACCACTTGCCTTGCCATCACTGCCTGTAGCCTTACCGGTTGTGCTGCCGCGCTGGCCCTCATTATAAGTCCAGCTGGATAGTTCATCGGGGGTGATGGTGATACCTCCTGTCTCCTTACCGACAGCAGTTTTCATCGCCCCCTGCACCAGAAACAGCCAGTACCCGCCAGCGGGTTTACTGATGGCATTATAGGTTCTCGCCAGCCGCGACATCAGATTGGCGTCTGACTCTGCAACCTGGTCGATGTGATCGATATGAATTTCTGCGAGTTCTGCGGCCACTTTCGGTTTCAGTCCGTTGTCTGTGGCAACGGTTTTAACGAGATCGGCCAGCCGAATATCATCCCAGCTTCGCGTTTTATGGCTCAGCACGTTACCGGGATGTTTCTGGGAGTTCATCGGTGCGGCAGTGGCATAGATTTCAACGCGGCGAGGTGGCCCGCTACTGCCCACCCCCGAAACAACAAACCACCCCTTATCGACCAGCTGATCATTAAAGCCCATCGCCACCCTTAAACGTGCTCCCTTAGATGGCAGTGGCAGAGTTTGAGAAATCAGCGTGATTTTAAGTTCATCCGCTTTGGCTGTTGCCCCGCCATTATCCGTCAGGGTGAGTTCGCTCAGACACTCCTCCAGAGCGCGGGTAATGTCCTTGCCCTCTGCGCTTATACTGAATGCTGGCGCATACTCTGGATTTACAATCTGTTCAGCCATGTTAATCCCATAAACTAAATGCCGAATCAGTAACCGGCGTGGTCAGGTCCGGGAGCGTAATAGCGACTCCTGCAGTAAGAATGGCATCCCTGTCTGCCAGCCCCCGATTTGCCTCCAGTACCGCTGAAACGTTGGATGAGAGATTTGCAGTGCCATAATGATCTGCGCAAATAGCGTCCAGCACATCGCCATCACGGGTTTGATATATCGTCGGCATAATGTTTTAACGTCATCGTCCAGTTTTTATTACGGTGTCCGCCTCCCGGCAGGAACCGATCAGTTGTATCGCTGAATTGAGTTACCGCCCACCAGCCCAGCACATCGCCCTCACCACTCACCAGCAACTGGGGCTGAGCCAAATCAGCCAGGTCGTAAAGGTCATTAACCGCATCCACGCCGTTACGAAAGAACGCATGTGCCTCGCCATCAAGCCGCACCGTCCGCCCGGGTTTTCCTGTGTACTGCAGCAGACTCTGTTTGCCTATCCTCTCCTGTTCACTCCAGTTCCAGCTAGCCTCACGTGAAAGTGATTTAAACGCTGTGGTATCAATGGAGAAGGCAAAATCGCCCAGCATCATCATGACGCGGTCAGCCTGACTACCACGAATGGCGGACTGCTGTGCCTGTCCGGATGCCTCAATTAAAGGGATTATTTCACTCACCAGATAGCGCCTCCATCCAGCATGCTGTTATCTCCCGTGAATGCCGGGTTGGTTTTGGTAATGGACTCCAGCTCGTCGGCAATCCCACGCTCGCTCTGTCCCTGTGCACCGTTGATTTCGAACCGGTATTCAAATTTCCGGTTATCGGTCATCTGATACGCCTTCTGCTGACTGTCAGCTGCAGCAAGACCACTGTTTAAGTCATCCCAGCTCCTGCCTGACTGAGTATCCGACGTTGCAGAATTGTTTTTCAGGGCATCCGTGAAATCCGGCAATCCCTCTTTCTTCGCAGTCAGAAAAGGATCGAGCGATTTATCAAACGTCTCATCGTCATCGTTGAAAAAACCACGGGTAGCGGTAAAAGATTTTTTAACCTGTTCCGGCAATTCCGGGTGCTGCTTCAACTGCTGATCAAACCACTCTTCCTGACCGTTGCGTTTTGCCGTCAGTCTGGCGATATCGACCGATCCCGTCATCGCCAGCGATTTCAAAACATTTTTTTGATCCCCCCGCTCATCTGGTAGCAGCCAGGAGAGTTTTTTAGCCAGGGCATAAATAATTTTCCCGACATACACCACGCCCTGGCCGAACGTCAGTACGCCGGGATAAAGATCATCGCGCAGAAATTTTACTACCCTGCTGATGCCGCCGCCTTTAAACCACTCAGCCAAATCATCAGTCAGTTCCCTGATGCGGGGAGCAAGCTGATTGCCCAGCTGTCCCGATATCTCCGCACCCGCGCTGAAGAGAACGGTTTTAAGGTTCTCAACCGCTTTATTGCCCTCCACCGCGCCATCAGCACCCGCTTTGGTGACGAGGTTATAGCGATGCTGCTCATCCATTAAGTCGCGATAGCTCCTGCCGGACTGTTTCACCAGCATCAGCAGCTTGCTGGCCTCGCCGCCGAAAAGAGAATCCAGAGCGAACGAGGCTTTTGACTCATCTTTCAGGCTCAGCGCACGCTCAATGATTTTACTGAACTGCACCATGTCGCTCAGGCCAGCCATGTCACCCGCTTTGAACCCCAGCGTTTCAAAGGCGTCCTGCAGCGCACCCTGCTTGCCGTTCTGCTTATACTCCCCAGATTTGTGCAAGTACTCCTCAAAGAGATCGCCAAAATTCTCGCCTGTCATGTCGTACTGTTTTGCCAGCGAGTCCCATGCGTTATAGGTCTCTACATCAACGCCATAGCTGCGCGCCACACCCGTCTGCCGTGCTGTTTCTGCATTGGTGGCCGCTGGCGCAATGAGTGACGCCAGCGCGGTGGCAACCACACCTCCGCCGCCAACCCCAAGACCAGGTGCCACCATGCCCCCAAGGTGGCCACCGACGTTTAAACCGCGCCTGAAAAGCCCGCCCGCCTTGCCTTTAAAGGCATTAATCCGTTCACCACGCTGAATCTGGCGGTTCAGTTTTTGCTGTTCGGCCTCGGTTTTGCGTATCTCACGCGTCACCGAACTGTACTGACGTTTCAAATCGCTGATGCTGTTTCCGGCCAGCTTGGCTTTTTTGATCTCGGTGGCGAGTTTTGTCTGGTCCTTAGTAAGACGTTCGGATTCTTTTCCCACCGCTTTCAGGTTCTTCTGCAGGTCAGTCGCCGAGCGCTTCCATGAACTGTCGACATTGCCGCCAAACGTTATGGTGGCTTTAAGATTTTGACTTATTCCGGCCACGGCTTAATGCCTCCATTTCATCAAAAAGAAAATCGGAAAACGTGCTGAATGGCATATCCAGATAGTCCCCCATCGGGAAATGCAACCGCCTGCCCAGAAAGCGTATTGCCCGGATCAACTCTCCTTCGGTCGCTCTGCGGGCGGGAGCATAAAAACGTTGAAGGCGTCCGTCAGCTGCGCATAATCCGCTGCTGTCAGCAGCCAGATATCCTGTTCGCTGAGGTTACATAGCTGCGCAATCATCCGCGCCTCCTTCTCCTCTTCATTGCCGCGATCTTTAGCATGCGCGATGCGGTCGCGCACCAGCGGTTCGCGCATGTTAATAATGTTCAACTCCGCGCCGCCCTCCAGCGTGACCGGGGTAAATAAAATAATGGTGCGGATTTCACCGGGATAACTCATAGGTAGCTCCTGAATAAAAAAACGGCCCGGAGGCCGTTATGAGTGAAGGTTTAAAGAGGTAGTTTACAGGCGGACTTTTGATGCCAGTCCGGCCAGCACGTCAACGCCGTTGACGCGCCGGGCAAAACGCTCAGTGTTGATTTCAAAAAGCTCCTTACCGTCTTTTGTCTGCTTGTAGTAGCTGACCGCAATGTCAACCGTGATGGCGTTCTCTGACAGCGCGTCCTTACCCCGCGCATCCGGTGTCACGGTATGCACAAACCCTTCGATTTCCTCAATCGTCCCCAACGCCGTACCGTTTGCAAGATAACCCTGATAAGCAGTGAATCGTGGACGACTGCCGCTGACAAAACCAAATGCTGTCAGCATGTCGGTATCGATGCCGTAGAATTTAATCTGACAGGTAAGTGCCTCCATGCCGTCATCAACGGGTGTCGGTGCGTCCTGCGCGCCTGTACGCAGATCGGTTTTGACGATCGCCAGTGTCGGTGGCGTGAATTCGTGTGCGCCCTGAATGCGCACGCCCTGCCGGAAAAATGTCCAGGCACGTAATGTGTTTTTAGTACTCATGCCGCCAGCATCTCCTCAAGCGCATAATTGTTATTAACCCGGACGCGCAGGCTGATCAGCTCAGTTGGTGATTTCGGACCAAAATCGTAATTGATATACAGCTCACCCGCCGCCAGCGATTCAGCTGTATTCAGTTCCTCATCCAGCCAAGCTCTGCCACCGAAAATCGCACCGAGGCCCACCAGTTGACGCATATAGGCATTAATAGTGCCGATAATGTCATCCGCGTTTTCACGATCCAGAGGGCGGTCCACATACGGCAGCATGGCCTCCTGAATGCTGTCCTCAATGACGTCCGCCGTTCGGCGCACCGATTCAAAATGCCACTGCGGATCGTCTGCGCACAGACGGTTTCCCCAGTGTTTAAATCCCGAACGACGCACGATGGTTGAGACGTTCTGCATATTCAGCAGGTTGGCATCGCAATTTCTTTCACCGAGGATAAATTCATCAATCTGTTCAACGCCGAGGATATTGTTGATGTCCTGATTGGATTTGCTCCACCACCATCCCTTTTCGAAATCGATCCGGGCACGCAGCCCGGCAGCAAACGCGGAATAGGCCCGGTATACCAACTGGCCGTCACTGTTGCTCGTCTGAACACGCGGACGCAAAAGCTCGGTACGTGCGCCATATGACTGGCGGCGCTGGACCACCTCCTGCAGTGTTGCGCCTGACGCACAGTCAACATAAGCCACAGCTCGCAATTTACCGGCAACCGTCTCCAGGGCTTTACCTACCGCGTCGTCCTCACTGAAACCGGGTGCAATAACAATGCGCGGTTGATAGGTGGTCGCGGATTTAGCAGATGAAAGTTTACCGATACCAGCAAGAACGGCGGCACGCTGCTTCTCTTTCGTTGTTTCCTCACTGACGCGCACAATTACGGTCAGAGCGTTGCGCTGGTCATTAATGTCAGCAATGGCTTGCTTAAGCGTTCCGGTGTCACCCAGGCGGGACATCATCGTTGTGCCAACAATCGCCACGGGCGTATTGAGCGGGAACGGTTCATCCTCTCCACCAGTCAGTTGAAGCGTAAATGGCGTGACAAAGCCCGCTCCACTGCCTGAAACCAGTATTTTCGCGCCATCCTGTGCAGGTACTACGGCAACAACATCAGCGGGAGTTGCATTCAGCACCCCATCCTCATCGCAACCCAGCGTGATGCTGAGTTTGAGTGCGGCAGCATCCCATGATGCTGATGTGGGAACAGCTGCTTTTACAGTCGAGTCGGGTACACCTGCAACAGCCTCCACGCTGATAACATTTCCCGCTCTGCCGATGATGGTTGTTTTGAAGTTCAGCACGTTATCGAGTATCGGGGTTCCGGTCGTAGCACTGGCTGGCGTACCGGCTGATGCATCAGGAGCGGTTCCCACCAGCCCAATAATTGCCGTCTGAATCGTTGTTACTGCAACGGTGCCAGAGGTTAACTCTATCGTTTCAACACCATGTAAATCACCCATCTGTTTTCTCCAGACATAAAAAAACCTGCCGAAGCAGGTTACATTTTCTGATTAGGTTTACCGGTTATTCCACCACTGTCTCCGGGGTGGTCATGGTCGTTATGCACCTCCCGGATTTTGCTCATAGTGCCGGTGCCGTCACTGATATCGCCGGTCGCTTCAATGTCGCTGTTAACTTGCGTTTTCCCCTGCACCGTTAGCGTTTCAGTGATTTCAACAGGACCATCCAGCGTGCCGATTCCAACAATTTTGTATGATCCCCCTGCCGCGATTTTGATTGTCAGTGCATGGGCCTCCCGGTCATACCTGATTTCGGTGCCATCGCTATAACGGGTGATGTGCTCGCTATAGCTACCCTCCGGCACAGGCATTGCTCCCGTATTCCAGCCCGGAAACACACGGCCATTGTTCAGCTCTCCGGCCTCTGACAGAACGGTTACAGCATCACCCACTGCGCAGGGGTTTGAGTCGGAACGGTTTGAACCTGAAAAACCCTGGCAAAGTGGCAGCCAGGTGGTGACGATATCTCCGAGATCGACGCGGCACTTTGGCTGCTTATCATGGCGGACTGAGTGAATCACGCCACGGCGGATGAGATTAGCCAGCCGCCGCTGCAGGTCTCCACTGATATCACTCATCGGCTTTTGACTCCCAGACCAACTGATAGTCATCGACGTGCGCACGCCCTACATCAGGCGATTTACCCAGCCACACCTTACGCAGCGGCACACCTGATGGTGCAAACGGGTCAGTGCCAAACGCGGCTGATTGCGTGTATGAAATCCGCCAGACAAGGTAATCATCCATACGAGGATCAAACTCATCACGTTCAGCTGATATGAATTCAGCTGGCTCAATGTGACCGATACCGAATTGCTGACCGTCAATCCATTGCGTGATATCTGCTGCTGCAGTTCGCAAAAAAATTTCAGGTTTACTGGCGCTGGCTCCCTCAGAATCCACCACGACAAACAGATCACAGCTGAGTGAGACCTGCATCTGGCCCTCATTACCGCCACCCTGCTCCCAGCTGTTAATCGTGAAATACACTGCAGGCGTGGTTAAGCCAGTAAATCGGGGAATGTTTTTTTCGGGATAGGCATCAGCATCCCGCACCCACGCTATGTTTTTCAGCGCCGAAATAACGGCGTCATGGTACTGCCCCATCATTAACGGTTCAGCCATTGCAAACCTCACACAGAAATTTTGGCTTTAACACGGCCACGCAGATCGCTCTGAAAATGATGCATAAAAATCTCCAACACCTCCGCAAATGCGTTGTCCTCTATGTAGTTCAGCATTGGTTCATAGATATCAATTTCAGCATCATGGGTCCGGCGCGTTTCCGGGTCACGAATCACTACCGTGCGTCGATTATCGCGGCGACTCCGAGCCACCTCCCCATTCTCAAACGTGCGGGCTGACAGCAGGTTCCCTTTAGGAGTGAATCCGACTGTGTTAGCCCGTCGCCGCGATTTAATAAACCGGCCCGTATTTTTATCGCGCCGATCATGATGTGGCCGCACGCGGCCAGAGATTTTCCCTTTCAGGTCTTTCACCTTTATCGCGTTCAGGCCAAACCACAGTCGGAAATTATCCAGCGTGGAATTAGAGGCTGGCTGAACACGAAACGACAGGAGGCGACGGCGCACCATATTCATGCTGCGCGGTGCCAGGCCATCTTTCAGATCGGCCATTGCCCGCTTTCTCAGCGTTGCCCCTGTTCGCTGTAATGCCCGTGAATACGCGGCACGAAACTGTTTTTGTGTGGCTCCGATTTTTTCCGCTATCCGCCAGATAGCGGTAACGTCAATATCCACGGGTAAATCCCGCCTTAGCCGCGATTCACGTGCCATTTCATTTACTCCAGTTATTTATCTCAGGCTGGGGTTTTCCCGGCTCACCGAACGCCAGCGAAACGCGGGTGCGGCCTTGTTCATCGGTTCCCACATGAGTGACGCGATAATTGACGCCATTCACCACCGCGCCGTCACCCTTGGAAAGATCGGCAATATCAGCCGTCATGGCGCTGAATGCTGGCGAGTAGTCCTGCAACTCACCGCCGCCCGGCACACTCACAGGTGAATCGGGCGATTCAAATATCACCACCACCGGGCGCGCCTCACCTCCCATTAGCAGGGTGGCCGGAGATTCCTCAGCAAACGCCCGGTTAATCCGGGCATCCGCCTTTGCCAGCCGCGAACGGAAGCGGTTCATCAGAAGCCCAGCCGCACGGCGACAGACTCGTCACCGGCTTCAGCATCCGCCCAGGCAGTACCGGCAAGAGGATTAGGCGTAGCATCTTCACCTGCTTCCGCCGTCACCTTGCCGTCTGCAAGATAGAGTTTCTGGCCCGTTCCGACAGACTCTGCCGCTTTTGGCAGTACAAACACCCCAGCCGTATGAAGCACCCCCCATAAACCCGCCAGAATATAGTCATGCGCTACACCCACCAGCGCCCCCACAACCACTGCCTCGCCGGAGGCAATTTCAGTAGCGCCAGTGTTCAGATAATCAATCGTTCTGCCGTCCTGCTGATAATTCGTTGCCATCGTTACTCTCCAATGAAAAAGGCGGCCTGCGCCGCCCGGATATAAGAAAGCCGCCCGGAGGCGGCTTATTTGTTGGTGACTTTAACCAGGCCCCGATGATCCAGAGGGGCAACACCTGCATCAATGCGAACCTTAAACGCCGCACCATCAATGGTGAACCCCTGCTGCTGCTCCAGATACGGGGTATCAATGCCGTCCAGATAGGCGACCTCGATAGTGTCGCGGCCCTGCGCTGCAGCCAGGTAATAATCAGTCGCGCTGCTGTCATCCAG